GACGATATTTATCTGATAGAGCAGTTGGCTTTTTAACCCAATTGGCTATTTTTTATCGGATTCCCAGAGATGAATTAATAGAAAAACTATTGTCATTTATGTTTGATAAGAGGCCTAAAATTTCAATTTTAGAGGATTATTAAGGTGAATATACCAGAACACAACAGTTTAGAAGCTTTCTTAATGGTATCCGGGGAATCTAAAATTGATAATAAAGGGGAGATTGAAGTTTTAGATGGGGATGTCTATGTTGAAAGACAAGAAGATGGCAATACTAAAAGAATATGCGGGCATAAAACTGTAAGTGGTGATTATTGCCGGAGATATGCTGGCGATGGTACAACTCATCCGGGAGTAGGGCACTGTCAGTTTCATACCAGACAGCGGGGGGATATGTCTATTCTTCAAACATTAGGAGAAATTTCTGAATCTACTGGGAATACTACTCTTAGAGAATACATTGAGTTATCAGAAAATATTAGTGATATGGAATTGAAGAAAGTAGATAATGAAATTAGATTGTTGTATTTTTTACAAATGCAGTTGTTTACTAAAATGTCTCCCGGCGGAATAACTGTTCAAGAGGAGACTCGTTTAAAATCTTTGATTAGGGAGATTAGAGAAACTAAACTTGTAAGAGGAAAATTGGAGAATTTAACAAAGGTAGATGCTGCTTACATTACTTGGATTATAGATAAAATGGCGGAAATTGTACAACGATTTGCTCCTCAACAAGCTGAATTGATTATAAATAAGATTTTAGATACCGTTAGAGACCCTTATAATTCTGCGGTTCAGACAGGAATGATTGTCTCTGTTACTGATAAGGGAATTGAAATAAGGGAAGCATAATGACAGACATTCCTATATCTCTTGATGTTTTTGAAGCTTGCAGACGAGCTACGGAAAATGCTTTAGTAAAAAAAGTACATAAACTAACTGGCAGTGAAAATGCTTGGACACCTGAATTATGTAAATCTTTTAGTGAAATTCCATTAGATGATTTATTATTCAATTCTTACTTTTTAGGTTCTTCTTTACGCAAAGAAGATATGTATCCTGCTGTATTGGAAACAATTACAGAAGTTTGGAATTGGATAATGGACCCTAATAGAGAAAAATTGTATTATGTGGTTTTATTGGAGTCTATTGGCAGTGGGAAAACAACAACTAATAGTGTTCTACAATGGTTGCAGTGGTACTATTTGACTACTCATTGGTTTGATTTTAGAAAAGAATTACATTTTATGGGGGCACAGCCCTGTGCTTTAGTTCAGATGAATATGGATGCTAAAAAAGCCAGGAAAGTAACATTTGATAGAATTTATCCTTTATTTGAACGATGTCAGTTTAATCAAGAATATTTTCCTTTAGATAAACGGGTTACAACAGAAATTAGAATCAGCCGAAACAATACTATTATTTTTCCAGGGACTGGGAAAGCTGCTTCTGTTTTGGGGTATGACATTTATGCAGCAGGATTGGATGAAATGGCTAAGATGCGGACAATTGACCAATCTGCTTTAGGAGATACTGGTGATGGGCAATACGATCCAGGAAAAGATATATTTGACCAAATAGACCAGAGAGTTCAATCTCGTTTTGGATATGCTAACCGAGGGGTTATGGTAATGTTTACTCAAAGAAATACAGGCAGAGAATTTATTGAAACATTAGCAAACGGAATTGAATTGGGTAAGATAAAAAATGCGATGGTTAAGAAATACACATTTTGGGATGCAGTAGGTCGAGAAAATCCTAAACATTTTACAAATACTAAGAATGTATTTATTCATACTAAGAACTATCAAGTAATAGAAGATGATGCTCAGATAGAAATTCTTCGGCAAAAGAAGAAAGAATATATGTTAAATCATTAATTGGAGTAACAATGGAAAAGTTTGCAAAAGTTTGTAATTGTGGCGAGCATTTAGTCTATGCTTATTTTAAATCTAAAGAATGGACTATTGGGTATTTTTTATGTCCTAAGTGTGATAAGGAGAAACTGAAAGAAAGTGTTTCTATAGATACTAATACTAATTTTAGTGAAATTCAAGACTAATCAATAGGAGTAAAACTACAATGTCAAAGAAAAAATCAAAGAAGCAGAAAGATAAGTCTTCAGTCCCCAAAGAGAAAAATAAGTATAAGGATATGGAAAAGAAAGATAAAAAGAAAAAGAAGAATAAATAATTAATATGCTTAATACTCAGTTAATACATCCTGATGATTTACCAAACTGGGTAGAGATTCCTTTAGACTATTTACCAATGTTTTTGAGTGACCCGGAACGGTTTTTAAGAGATACAGCAAATATTCCAACAGAGGCAATTGTACCTTTTTTCAGAAATAAAGTGATTTTACAGAAAGCTCAGAATTATGAAATGCAGAATCCTTTTGATGATATAAATTTCTGTTTAAAGGATTGGTGGAGAGTAAGGGATAACTACTATAGATATATACATATTGATTTGTCAAAGAATAGGGATAGGGCGGGAATAGCTTGTTGTCACGCTCCTTATTTTGTAAAGGAGCAACGGATAAGCAATGATGGAAAAACTTTTACTATAGAAGCGCCATATATAATATATGATTTTATTGGCGCTGTTGCTCCAAAGGGAAAGTGGGATGAAATAGACCCAATGCAGTTTGTGGAATTGATTGAAGATGTATCAGCCAGGGGATGTCCTATTAGGTTGATTACATTTGATAGTTACCAATCACAAGCGCCTATTGTAGCATTAAGGGATTTGGGGTATGTGGCTGGGGTTTTATCTATTGATAGAACATCTTTTGGATTAATAGTGGATGAAACAAAACCCCCATTTTATTTTAGAAAGCAGACTACTAATGGAGACATCAGCGCTGCCATGAATTATTTGAAACAAGCATTGACTGAAGAAAGAGTTACTATGCCTCTTCATCCATTATGGCTGGAAGAGGGGGAGTCGTTAGAATGGATTGCTGATAAAGGAAAAGTTATGAAGTCTATTAACTCTTCAGATGATTTACTTCAGCCTATTGCTGGAGCATTATTTAATTTGGAAATGAATGAGTGTATTTCTATAGAACTTCCTCAAGTAGTTATGACTGAAAAAGATAAACAAATGAAAAAACAGGAAGATGAATATATAGAACAAGCAAGAAGATTGCATCAAGAAGTAGATAATTTTTACTATCAAGAAAGAAGATTGGGGAAAGATGATTGGAATAAAAGCTATTAAGGAAAAAATCAAAGAAAATTTGCCGGTTTCTCAGAAAACCGCAATGGATTTGATTGAAAAAGCAACAGAGCGAGGATTTACGGAAGGGGTCAAATGGGTTAATAACCAAACATCTATTGAGTTAGCGGGAAGAGAAAATGTAAATCGTTCTGAATGGGGAAATCAGATGGTGTCTTCCGGCTTCTGTGAATCTGCAAATATAGGATTGAAAGAAGCAGATAAAATAGATACAGAAAAGAGAGAGTATTTTACTCCAATAATTACTGAGAGTAAGAAACATATTTGGAAACGGAATGGTTATTTTAATGCTCAGGAAACAGATGTTTTTTCTAATCGGGAACAAACTCCATCTGATTTGATTACTGCTCAGGATGCAATGTATTCCGCTACATTCAATGACCCTCACGCTAAAGCGCTGTTGATGAATATCACTAATTATATAATTGGGGGTGGTTTGCGCTTTTCTGTGCCTAATCTGAAAGTACAGCAATATTTGGAAGAGTTCTGGAGACAAAATCAATTAGGATTGAAACAAACATCTATGATATTTAGTACTCTGCAGATGGGTGAATATTTTATGGGAATGTTTGTTGAACCTCTTAGAACAGATAAATTTAAAGGTGATGTTACTCTTAGGAAATTCAGAACTTATGAAATTCCTGAGATTGAAGTAGGAAAGAAAGATAGGGATTGTTATCTATCTTATGAATATATTCCTGCTGGTTCATTTTATACAAAAAGTGAAATAGATTATTTGGCTGATTATAGATATTTTACTCAATTTAATAATAATAAAGTAAATCGACAGATTTCTCAATATCATAATCAACTTGATGAGAACAAATTGATGATGTTTATGCGCTACAATTTTGGGGATGAGGTTCGGGGAAGAGTTCCCTTTGCAGGCGCTTTGAAATATCTTAGAATGGGACGGGATTTTCTCTTTGATAGGTTTTTACTGAATCACGAGCGGGGGCGGATTCTGTATATTCAGAAAGTTCCCAGAATAAACAGAACCAGGGCGGATGAGTATAAACCTACTCCTTATTCTACTACAACAGATTTACCTTATGGTAAGATTTTGCGTATTTCTGAGGGTGAGGAAATTGATGTAGTGAAGGCAAACATTGATGCTGCAGATGCTTTACCTGATTATCTAAATATTATGTATATGGCTGCCGCTGAAGCACAAGTGCCTTTAATTATCATAGACCAACGAGCTTCTGAAGAAGTGTATGCTTCTATGAAACGATCCGCTAATCCATTTCATCAAATGATAGAAGCGCAAAGAACTTTCTTTGGTTACTATTTTGGGGAATTGTTTCGTTTTGTAATTGAGAGAGGAGTTGATGCAGGGAGACTTCCAGATAGTGTTAAAATTCAGATTTATGAGCCTTATTCTTCAGAGAAGAAACCTAGTTCTACTAGTGATAGAATTGATACTAAATTAATCCCTATTGAAATTATATGGCCTGATGTATTTACAGAAGACCCGTTGAGTCAAGCAAGAGCCGATGCTTTAATGATTGATAGGGGAGTTGTGAGTCCTGAAACTGTGGCTAATCGACAAGGATTGGATTATGCTGAAGAAGTGGTAAAGATAAAACAATATCAGGATTCAGGTATTCTTCCCCCAAGTAAAGAAGGAAAGGATAAAGATAAAGGAAATGGAAAAGTTTCCAGAGTAGGATTATCTGAATATGAAACATCTATTGCTGATGGGATAGAAGAAATCAGTCAAAAGTTAGATAATTTAGAAAAGGTCAAAAAGGGGAAATAATGTCTCTTAATTTGAATTATAATCAAATTTCCTATTGGAATATTCTTACAAGTGTTCCTTCATTTCTTTATAGAAAATTGAAAGAAGAAGCAAGTGTTGTAAGTTTATCAAATTCTCTTACTACTTCTCAACTAATTGAGGAATATTTCAAACATTTGTGGGTAGATAGAGATGAAGAAGGGCAATTGATTGGGGAAAATGAATTAACAGTTTATGCTATAATTATAGCTTTGTCTTTGAAAGAGGAAGATGAAAGTGAAGAATTTTTGTGGAATCTTCAAGATAATTACTTTCGATGGATACAACCTTTAAAAGAATGGCATATAGTTGAATGTGGGCGCAGAGAAAAGGAGAAACAAGATGAATGAGAAAACTCCTAAAGCAAAAGCCCTGTTTGATAAACTATCTAAAGATGAAGTTTCTATTATTGTAAATAAAGTAGAGGTTACTGTCTTAATGGATGGTCAGGGGTGTGTTTCTGTCTTTTCCCCTGATTCTTTAGATGTGGAAACTGCGATAGATATGCTGTTATTTGGAGTGTTATATTTAAGACAAAAAAATCATAATTCAACAATTGTTTAAAATAGTTTAAAAAAGTCCCATTTTTGTGGTGTAAAAATTTGCATTTGTCATTTTTTTTTCGTAAATTATATATGGTTATTTACATATATCCATTAGTATATATAACTCTATCATTATTAAAGGGATAAAAATGCCTTGGTCAATAGGAGATGTAGAAAAACATTGTAAGGGTTTGACAGACAAGCAAAAAAAAGTGTGGGTATCGGTTGCGAATAAAGCATTAGCTGCTTGTCAGAAGAAGGGTGGAACTGATTGTGAGAAGTCTGCTATTATGCAGGCAAATTCAGTGGCTAAGAAAACTAAGGCAGAGCAGGCGGACTTATATTTAGAGTTTTTTGATTGTGTACGGGAAGAGGATATATATAATTATTTGAATGTTCCTCTTGAGTTTAAAGAAGGGGAAACTGTTTCTGTTGGTAGGATTTGGGAAGAGGATTTTGGATTAGATGTTACAGAGGTGTTTAGTAATCACGAGAGTAAAAAAGTAGAAGAAGATGGTAGTGATGATGATAAAATAATGACTGTAACATTTATCAAATCAGGTTGGTCTAAAAATCAAAATTATTGGTCTCCTGAAATTGTAAAAGAGTTGGCAAGTCGATTAGTTAAAGAAGCACATACTCAATATCTTAACCATTTGAAAGGAAATCGTGTTTCAAGAGGTAGAGATGTAGAAGATATGGCATCTAGAGCTTTAGAAGCTTGGACAGAAGAAAAAGATGGGATTACTCTAGGAAAAGCAAAAGTTTTAGTAGTTCCTGAAGACCACAAAAATAAAGTTATTTTTAGTTTAGCAAAAAAGAATTTTATTTTTGGTCCTTCAGTAGATGTATGGGCTAAAGCTTCTAAAGGAAAAAAAGAAGGAATTGAAGGCACATTAATTGATAAAATAGCTGTATTTTTTGCATTTGATTATGTAGATAGAGTAGGCGCTGGGGGCGAAATAACAAGTATAGGAGAAGCGGAAGTAGTGGATACAACTGAAGAGTCTTACTTAGAAAAGTTTCCTAAATTTTCTAATTTTATTGATTACACATATAATAAGTACAAATTTAATGACTATCATCAATTTCTACAGTCTTATTTGTGGATGGTGATGAATGATGCAGAAATCAAAGATAAGAAGAAAGCCTGTAAGAAAGCTATATATGAGTATGCTGATTTACTTAGCGAGTTAGATTATTTTTCCTTCTTCAATATGGAAGGACAAGAATCTGATACAGAAGAACTTAAATTGAAGAATATAGAATTTTCTGATATTAATTGGGGAAAAGTAATTGTACCAAAACTGAATAAAACTGCATTTCTTATTGCTAAAACTGATAAACGGGAAAATTGGCATTTGCCATATAAAGACCATACTGGAAAAGTGAATAAAGAAGCATTATCAGCTTTAAGAAAGTTGATTGAAATAGAAAAATACAGAGGGATAAAGTTGGATTTTGAAATTCCTTCTGTCATTAAAGCTAAAATTCTGCAATTATCTTATTTAGCTGGTATTCAAAAAGGTAGTGAAAAAGAAGTAGAAAATTACATTAAACGCTGGCTATATGATGTTCCTGTAAAAGGTATAGCCTAAACCCTTTAGTTATAAGGAGATAAACTATGGATGTAAAAGAACTTATGGAACTGTTGAAAAATGACCCGGAAGCCTATAAGGAAGCTAAGAAACTCATTGAGTCTGAAGCCAGTTTTGAAAAGCTTCAGAAAGATTTAGTCCAAGCAGTTGAAGATTTGAAAAAGAAAAATGATAACATTACTGAAGTGACTAAACTTAATGGGGAACTTACTGCGAAGATTCAGGCTCTGGAAAGTGAAAAAGCTGAATTGCAGAAGAAAGAAACTGAGTCTAAGAAGAAAGATTTGATTGAGGAAAATCTGAAGGCTTCTGGTATTGACTCTGACAAGATTCCGGCTGTACTGAAAGAAAGCTGGATGTTCTTGGATGAGGCAAAATTGGTTGAAGTAGTTAAGGCTTATGGGGAATCTCTTAAATCCACTTCTGCTGGATTGATGAATCTTCCTCCGGTTAAGACTACTCCCGACCCTACGAAACAGACTAAAAAGCTGTTTGAGATGTCTAACGAAGAATTTATTAATGCAATAAAATAAAGGAGAACAACTATGGCGAAAACAAGTAATGTAGAAATTGTCTGGGAAGACAATACTGATGCTCGAAATTATATTAAATATCCTGTTTATACTTCTCTGGTTTTAGCCCCTGGGGATTTAGTGGCAATTACTACTTCTATTGGGACTAATACTTGTGGTCCAGCGACTGCTGGTAATTCTACTGGTTTATTTGCAGGAGTTAGTACTGGGTATTATACGGCAGGGCAACTGGCTAATATTTGTACTGATTGTGTTGTTAAAGCTACTAATGCTGGTTTAAGGATATATCCTGGGATGGCAGTAAAATATTCTGCCGGGGACAATGGAACTGATTGGGCTTTTACTGCTTGTACTGTTGATGAGTCTGCTCTTGGTTGGGCAATGGAAGATATTGCTGCTTCAGGAACTGGTATGTTTTATATATCCAGTAAAATTGTAACAGTTCATTCAAATGGGACTGCATTAGCTACTTCTGATGCTGCGACTATGGGATTATTTAGTGGGTCAACTACAACTGTTTAAGTTATCAGGCTTTTGCTACTGCTGCATAATTTAAGTAAAAAAAGATAGGTTTAATATAGGAGAATTTAATATGAAAAAAGAACAGTTTAAGGTTTTATTGAGAGAAGCTGAAGATGCTTATCCGAATGCGCCCGCTAAAGGTTATCGACAAGTTGGAGAAAAGTTGTTTGATGCTAGCTATAACAAAGCTAACAATTCTTTAAACACTAACAATTTTTCCATTAAGGCGATGACTGAAGCAGCGTTGGAGTATAAGCTTGGTATTTCCGGTGGAGTAAATGTAGGTGGGCAGAATGGCTGGGACTTAGTTAAGGAATACGAGGGTGACGCTCGTTTTATGGAAACTGTCACCACTGGCGCTATTCCTACCATTATAGGTACTGTATTGGAAAAGACTATGATAGAGTCTTACAACTATCATACTGGTCCCTACAATACTCTAGTTCGGGAAATTGATTGGACTGGAAAAGACACTACTAAGGCGACTATTCCTGGGATGCAGGCATTTTCTGATTTCAAAGAAAGGGCTGAAGGAACTCCTTATCTGCAATCTGGTTTGAAGGAAAAATATGCTGAAGTCTATTTGAAAGACTTTGGTCGTATTATCGCTTTGACTTGGGAAGCTGTTGTGTCTGATGAAACTGGTTTGCTGGTAGAGCGGGCTCAATCTTTAGGAGAAGCTGGCGCTTTCCACCGCAATCAGATGATTGTGCAGTCTGTTGAAATGATAGCCGCTCGTAGTACTATGGGTGAAACTGCCACCAAAGCCTGCAATCTGAATGGTACCACTTTACTGCAAGCTGGGGTTTATGCTACTACCCACGCTGCTGTTACCGGAACTGATTTGCAGGTCAATGCTAATTTAGTTGCTACTAACAAAGCGTTGGATTATGATGGCATTGATGAAGCTTGGGGCTTGGCTCGAAAGATGACTGATGAAAAAGGAGCATACATTAATGTTGTTCCTAATGCTCTTTTAGTTTATGCTACTCAAGCTGCGAAGGCTTGGAATTTGATGAATACTAATATGCAACCTGGAACTGCGGAGTTCAATAGCAATTTCTATTACAAGAAATTCAATATTATTGATACTCCTTATCTATCTGATACCAATAGCTGGTATTTGGGGGACTTCCCGAAGCAGGTAGTGTGGATGTGGGTTGCTCGTCCTGCGTCTTTGACTAAAGGGACGGAATCCGATGCTTTCTTCACCTCTAAGATAATCAAGCAATGGCGTTTCTCTTATCACGGTGGTTGTGGTATGCGTGATTATCGTTATATCATCCGTTCTGCTGGCGAAAGCTAGGATTAATTTATGATGGGAGAGTCTCTTGGGAGGGGGAGACTCTCTTATCTATTAATTTATCTATTTGGGAACTGATTTAATTGACCAATAAATCAGACTGGTAGAGAAATATCCAATCTAACAGAATCCCAATTATAATGGTCGTAAAAAGGAGAAAATTATGAGTTATAAAAATCCTGTTGCATTTGATGGGGGTTTGACTTCTTACGGCATGCCTGTAATTAGTGGACCTGAATTTAATGTTTGGAATAAGAAAGCTAAAGCTTTTTTTGTAGATGGAACTAATGGAAGTGATAGTGATAAAGGAACTAGCTGGAAAACGGCTTTGGCTACTCCTTTAGCTGCTTTAACTTTAGCTGAAGCTACTATGGCTACTGGAGACCCCGCTTATATCTATGTAGCTCCTGGTTCTTATACTATTTCTGCTGTAATTACTGTCTCGTATCCTAATATCCATTGGCGGGCGGTTGGATGGCAATTCCCATATAGTTCTGTATTATTGACTCAAGCGACTGATGTTACTGCTTTTAGTTTAGCTGCAACTGCTGATAATGGAAGTATTGTTGGTTTTTATATAACTGGAGACTCTTCTGCTACTCCTACTGCTCCTACTATTGTAGTAGCATCTGCTTGTGTAAAGTATGGAATATTTGCTAATACTTTTTATACTGCAGATGTGACTAAGACTTTAACAGCTATAGATGCTGAAGCTGACCAATTAATGGTAATGAATAATCGTTTCTTAGCTTGTCATATTGGTGTAGATAATGCAGGCGCTCGGTCTATTATTAATAATAATTATTTTGAGGATGCTGGTAATGCTTCTGGGCATTGTGCTATTACTTTAGCTACCGGGGATGTTTGTGAAGTTGGAAATAATGTAATTAATGAATATGGAACTGGTGGAAGCAATAAAGGTATTATAATTGCTTCTGGGTCTAATTATAATTATGTTCATCATAATTATATACACGCTTTAAATTCTGACCCCATCAGTGATGGAGGAACTAATACTATGTTAGTTCAAAATCGGAAATCTATTCAGACTGAGGGTTCATTTACTATTACTTCTGGAGCTGCATTTGATAATGAAGTATTGTTAGGTAACATTATTACTTAATTTTTACTCTTCTATATACCCCCTCTTTTTATGAGAGGGGGTAGATTATTTTGTTCACTTTAATGGAATTGATTTTTCATAATTCTATCTCATAGCTTTTAAATACTTTCTTATTAAATGAATAATTTGCATGATAAGAAGTAGTCAGCATACATTAAAATTTTCTAATGATTGTAAAATTGAGTATCTTGATAAATTATTTCAAGATTATCAATTAGACTTACAAGATTATATCAACTTAATTTGGATGGGTAAACTTCCATTAAAACAATTAATGTCCTCTAAAGATTTACCTAAAATTAAGTGTAATCTATCTCGATATAAAAGTGCAATTTACAAACAGGCATCTGAAATTATTAGAAGTAATAGAAAAAATAAAATTAAGACAAAACCTGAAGTAAATAATGTTTCAATTATGTTGACTGAAAATCTTGTTAGGTATTCAACAGATGCTAAAGCATTTGATGAGTTTATTCAAATTACTCTACCTTATAAAAAAGAACAGTATAAGTGTAGATATGAAAAAATTAGAGTTCCTATAAAATATCATAAACAGTCTTTAAAATTTAAAGATTGGATTAGAAAAAAATCAGTTCAACTTAAAAGGATAAATGGGAACTATTATTTAACTTTCTTCTATGAAAAAGAAACTCCAGAAAAGAAAGAAGTAGGGGAATCTCTTGGGATAGATATGGGTTATAAGAAGTTGATAGCTACTTCAAGAGAAGAGTATTTAGGAAAAGAGATGGAACAGATTTATACTAATATATCAAAGAAGAAGCAAGGTTCTAAAAACTTTAAACAAGCGCTAATACAAAGAGACCAAACAATAAATCAGATTTGTAATCATTTAGACTTGTCCACTGTTTCAACTCTCTATGTAGAAGCATTGAAGAATGTTAAGCATAAATCTAAACTCAGTAAAAAGTTTAATAATAAGTTACAACGATGGAGTTACCCCAAAGTTGTAAATAAGTTGAGTATGTTATGTGAAGAACAAGGTATAAACTTAGTGAAAGTTTCACCAAATTATACATCTCAAACTTGTTCTAAATGTGGATTTGTAGATTCAAATTCTCGTAAAGGAGAAATATTTGAATGTACAAATTGTAGAATAGTTTTAGACGCTGATTATAATGCTTCTAAAAATATTCTACATAGAGGAGAATCTGAACTCCCTCTACTAACTAAATCCACTATTACTGGATAAGCTCTACCCCCTCTCGTAAAAAGTAGTTCTTTTTGTTCAAATTAGTAGAAACCAAATTCTACATCTTATTATTTTTGGAGATAAAATGAAAATTTTCTTAACTCTTTTGGGAGTTTTGTTAGCCATTACTCTATCTTTTTCCCAAAAGAGTTAA